TTTCTTCTCATATCATTAAGCTTTGTGGCTCTATTCGTATTGGCCGTGATGCTTATGAATCCTGTGATGAAGGCCAGAGACGTTGAAAAAAAGGCCCAATATATGATTGTCCTCGATTGGCAAAATGAATCTGCCGACGATGTTGACATGTGGATCAGAGTGCCTGGTAAGGGCAAACCCATCAGCTTCAAAGATAAATCCAATGGCGCCCTTTTCATCGATAGAGATGACCGCGGCAAAAAGAATGATAAGGCTGTTGGTGAACACGGCGAGGAAATTCAAACTCTCCTCAATAGGGAAGTTGTATCAATTCGCGGCATCATAACTGGTGAGTATGCTGTTAATATCCATATGTACCTAAAACGGGACGTTGAGCCGGCGGTCGGTACTGTGCAAATGATCCAGATCAATCCCTATAAAATCCTATATAATGGGAATTTTACACTCTCCGTTGTTGGCGAAGAACAACATATGTTTCGGTTTCGGTTGAAGGCCAATGGTAAAATGACCGATGTGGAAACGCGGAGCATATTTTTCATCAAAGAATATCTGGGGCCTGTGATTCATGGGCATCCAGATGTTGGATCGAGGCGGGGGCTATGAGCGGTTTCATTCTATTTTGTGCGGTCGTGGTTACCGCATGTATACTCTTCTGGATAGGAATTCATATCCTCAGAAAATTCTTCCTGTTGATTGTGGTAATCCCTCTTGCCTTCGCCATTTATTTCTTGGCATATGCGACATATACCGATCTGCTTGGCAGTCCCACCACGGCACCATTGCCTGAGGAATTTTTCGTCCTTGGTTCAACAGTGGACGAACCGGTTGCAATTTACGCCTGGGTTATTACCAGAGATAGTAAGGTGCCACGGGCCCATATGCTACCCTACAGCAAAGACCTCCATCGGGAAATGGACAAAGCTATACAGATTCTCCAGATGGGTAAAAAAGTGAAAATGGGATCATTCAAAGAAATCAAGAATACATGGCGATTCAAAATCATTCCCGATCCAAAGAAAAAAGTAGCATATCCTCAAAAATAACGGTTGACATTACCCTCAATATATCGTATTATGATTATAGTGAGAAAAAGAGAGAGAGATTGTTATGAGATTTGAGATTGGTACGAAAGTCGTTGGTAATTGGGGCGCGATGATTGCCCATTCATACGGCACGATTGTTGCAAAGTCGCCTTATGTCTATGGCGAATACACGATCTTGTGGGAAGCCGATGATGTCGAGCCCGCGTATTGCGGTTACCACGAAGTCTATATCGCGGGATACAAGACGCCGAATGGTTCTCCCATTGGTGTTTTTGAGGAGATTGAATAATGAAATTCGTCACCATTTACAAACGCACCACGAAGGGCGCCATTCAGATTTGGTACCAAGAGACCAATGAAGAGGGTGATGCCTTCCGTTCCGTTTCTGGACAGATTGAGGGACAAAAAGTCACCTCGACTTGGAAGCAGGTAAAGCCCAAGAATGTCGGGCGTGCCAATGCGACAACCGCCCAAGAGCAAGCCGTGAAAGTGATCGAGGCCAATTACGTCGGGCGCCTCAACGGCGCCTATATGCGGAACATTGACGATATCGACACCGCGGAAAAGATTCCGCCTGCCGTCATGCTGGCAGCGACTTATGACGAAGCAAAGGTCGAAGACTGGGCCAAGGTTTGGACCCAACCAAAGCTGGACGGCATTCGCGCCTTTCTTTCGGAAGGCGCCACACAATCTCGGTCGAATAAGCCGATTGTTTCATGCCCACATATCCTTGAGGCATTGAAGCCTGTCTTTGATGCTTTCCCCGGGATCAAGCTGGACGGAGAATTGTATTCCCATAAGTTGAAAGCTGATTTCAACAAGATCATTTCCCTGGCTCGGAAGTCAAAGCCAACCGCTGAAAACCTGACTGAATCTGCCGAGAAGATCGAATATTGGGTATATGATGTCCCGTCCGTTGATGGAACATTTTCAGAGCGCCACGCCGTATTGAGGAAAGCGGCGGAATTGTTTCCAGATTCAATTGTTCTCGTTCCCACCCTTCAAGTTTTCTGCCATGATGATCTAGACGAGCTTTATCAGACTTGGACGTCGGACGGATACGAAGGCCAGATGGTGCGGATCGATAACGCAAAATATGAGAACAAGCGGTCCAAGTCTCTCCTGAAGCGGAAAGACTTCAAGGACGAAGAGTTCGAGGTATTTGCGATTGAAGAGGGCGTTGGTAATCGCTCGGCGATGGCAGGTCGGATCGTTTACAAGCTGCCCGACGGCCGCACTTTCGGCTCAGGCATCAAAGGCAACATGGACTATTTCCGCGAATTGCTGCGGGATGCCGATCTGTATGTCGGCGGTCAAGGCACCGTCAAGTATTTTGAAATGACGCCCGACGGCATTCCGCGATTTCCCGTGACGATTGCCTTGCATCCGGGTGGAAGAAACTTGTAAAAAAGTTCATTTTTCTGAAAATAATGGTTGACATTATGGTAGCCATTTGCTATTATGATTATAGTGAGAAAACAAAGAGAGAAAAGAGAGATTTGAAAATGATTAATTTTGTAACAGCCCCAAGACGCCGGTTTGAAGTTTGCTTTGGAGGGCGAGAGCCTGAGCCAGGGCATGTTTGCCGCGACCGCCCAAGAGGCAGCCGATCTGCTCATCAAGCATGGTTGTGAGGGCTTAATGGGGTCATCCACGATGGATTTCGCCGACGAAGAGGGTTTTGAGACCCACGACGGCGCCCAGAATATGCTGAACGAAGCCATTGCGATTGCCGTAAAGGCGACGAAGGCAAAGGCATAAATACTCCAAAGGGAGTTCCGAATGTCTAGAACAATTCGCAAAGTTAATCCGTATTTCGCCTCCGACGATAGCGCAAAAGAATATACGCGGGACGGCAAAAAGGGAGGCTTTTTTGTTTCTTCCGGGTATCGGAGTGGATCAAATGGTTTCAACAAGTCTGGCAATCCTACTGGCTGGGATGATGATCTGCCAAGGGATCGCCAAACAAGAAAATATGTGAACACCCGGCGACGTGCCTGGGATAAAAAGATAACGAGAGAACAGAGGGATTTGTGATGTCTGAGCCATTAGAAATCGGTGTTTGTCCAAAGGGCGTGTTTACCGCCACTTGGAACATCGACACTCAGGAATACCAGATTTACAGGAACGGCATGTGGCTTCGGACCGTGTTTCGGTACGCCGACGTAAAGCCGTACATGCAAGGAGAATGTTGATGGCCCTAGAGTATACCAAGGAAGAAATAGGCCATATCTACAAACTTCTGGACGACGATGTGGATTTGCCGCAGGAACTCTATGATAAAATCTACGAGTATTACCTAGATAGCGGCGATATGCCTTACGGGGTTGCGAAGGGTCGCACGGGCGATCCATATGAATGGATTTTACATCAATTGGACGGAGATTTCGCATACGGAGCAAGGCACAAAATGACTAAATAGAATTACGCTACCGTTTGAAGCAAGACGGAATATGTGATCAGGACGCGGCTTCGATGCCGCCATCTCCACCAAAGAGTGATTATAAGGAAAGCGGCATCGACCAGTGTTTGTCGCATTCGATATCGGAACAATCTGGTTAGTGTCCGAATAATCATTCTTTTATGGGGATGAAAGGATTCGACTGGCACGGTAAAGGTCAAACTGAGGTAGTCCCGTTGGAAGCTGGGTTAACGCGACCAAAACGATAAATGCAGCTAATGATAACGCATTTGGAGACTTTGCCCTAGCGGCTTAGTTTTTCGGGGTTTTGTCAGTTGAACCTATCAACAGAATCAACTGGCGTATTTATTACCTTTGGCCATATTTTCTTTGGCCGATAGATATTGAAGATTTTCTAATATATGGAGACCGCTAACATTCTTACCCCGTAGGGGAATTATATGATCTACATGATATCCTTTAGGACAATTGACATAAAAATCTTTTATGGCATCAAAATCTGACCATGCGACTGTTCTTTGGTCTTTTGCGGCAGAATATCTTTTGGAATTGGCAAGATGTTTTTGGGGATTTCTTTTTGACCATTCACGGAAGGCTTTACGAGTTTTTTCTCTATTATCCTCTGCCCATTTTTGTTTAAGGATAGTGACCTTTTCTTTCCGAATTATACAATATTGACGCATATAATCTGGATGTTTTCTTGGCACTGTAATATTAGTTTTTTCATGTGCTGATTGCTCCTTATAAGCATTAGGGTAAGTGGATGCTGTTACATCGCGACTTACAACTATTTATAAAAGAGGACTATTGTAATGGATTTTCTTGGTAAATGTGTAGTTTGGATCATAGGTGCTCTCCTAAGCGGTGCGATATATGCGGGCGGACACTATCTTTTACATTTATGGTTTATGTGATGTTGTATAGGATATCTATCCGATGAAGCTGATTGATAGAATCGCCAATAGATTGACGGCGATGGATAGTCGCCTTAAAGTTCAAGAGGCGTATGAGCACCGCTGGGTATGGTATCATACCATACTTGTGGTCGAAATTTTTCTAACAAATATTCTCCTAATTGCGATTCTTTTTAAACTTTAGGGTTGACATTACCCTCATAATATCGTATTATGATTATAGTGAGAAGAGCAACAGAGAGAACACGTTATGAAAAAAGTTACCATCTACCGCGACGACATGAACAATCCCCTCCACGGCAATCTGTTCAACAGCCTGCTTGAGGATTTGGGCATCGCCACCCACAAGCTGATTGACGGCCGCTATGTTGACATGGGCGTGGACGAAATCACCCTGACCGTCGCTGGTACCGATGTGGAGGAAATTTGAGATGGACGAGGTTTTGGAATGACCCAAACAATACTGGTCGAATTGACCCGATATCAGTACAATACCCTGACAATGTATATTAACCTAACATTGTCAGGTCTGGAGTTCGCCAATCAAACATACGAAGACCTTGACGGTGTTAAAAGCGGCGCCAGTACGAAAAAGATAGCCGATTTGCAAGATGCATTAGACGGATTGGAGAATCTAAGATGAAAGATCCAGTTAAATTTTCTAGAGAGATGATGAAAGCCATTCTTTATGGCGACCGCGACGGATTGGTTTCCGATGAACTGTATGATACCAGTCGTTGGTCCGAATTGCATGAAATTGTTTTCGAATATATGGGCACCACCTATATGACGTATTATCAACGCGGACTTACGGAAAGCCAATCTGAAATGCCGTGGGAAAATGAGTCGCGGATTTCATGTTTTCTTGTCAAGGCCGTCGAAGTCACCAAAATTGAATATCAGAGAATTTAATGAGGCTTGATATGAATTATCCTCTCGATTATTGGTCCAAGGTTCAGTCGTTTGTCGGCGCCGAGGACACGGTCACCAAATTCGTTTTCACAAATCCAGATTCGGTGGTAGAAGCCGTTCTCTACAAATATCCCGACTACCAAACACGGACGGTCATTTGTTGCTCCACTATGTCGGGCTGCCCGATTGGAGAATAAGTAATGTCCATCCTGATGTGGTTCATATTCATCTGGCTTAGCGGCGTGGTCGTAGTTCTGGGGCTCTGTTATAAAGAGGCGATGGATGCCCCAGCGGGTCGTTTGACCACGGGTGATATCATACCCGTCTTGGTAGGATCATGCTATAGCTGGTGGATTGTAATACTTCTAATCCGTTCCAAGTTCGGCGAAGATAATAGTTGACAGCCGAGGCATTTTATGCTATACTTGTATAATAGAATGGTTTGAAATATGTTGAAAGTGGTCATATTAGGGCTAGCTCTATCGGCGGGTAATGTTTTGCCTACCATGATGGGCAGCGATATAGCTTCGGCAAAGCCACCAGAGGAACCACGCTCCAGTGAGGTATCTTACATATACGGACCTGGTGCCGCTAATCGCCAATTCAAACGCCTTGAGTTGTCCGAGAAGGATTTTAGGTGTGCGGCGGTCGCGGTTTACTTCGAGGCTAATAACCAATCTGTATATGGCCAGCGGGCTGTTTATCATGTTATTGCCAATCGCGTATTGGACCCTGATTTTCCATCAGATGTTTGTAGCGTAGTCAAGCAAGGCAGATACTGGAAGGGTCATCCGATTCGAGAGAAATGCCATTTTTCATATTTTTGTGACGGCAAGTCTGATAATCCTCGCGCCAAGAAGGAATGGAAAATAGCCCAAGCGGCAGTCAGAGAAGCAAATCGGGAAAGTGATTATACCCAGGGCGCGACATACTATCATGCGGATTATGTAAGTCCATATTGGAAAGAGTTTTATGTGCGGACGACCAAGATTGAGAAGCACATTTTTTATAGGAAAGAATGATGGATTATTTGTTTGATTCGAAAGACGATGTGCCGGCGTGGATGATTGTTTATCCAAATATGGCTTGGACATGTTGTACGGGCCTTGCCGCACTTGGTTATTTCCTAGTATTATGTGGAGGAATGTATGCCATTGCCTTCATCGTCACTTTTGATTTTATTAATCCCTGGACGTGGTGGGGCGCCTTATCGTGCTAGCGATCTGGTTGATATTATGGGCTTTGTTCCATAATGCTCGTGGAAAAATAGATTTATGGGAAGAGGTATAATGATTCAAGGTAAAATATGGGGAAACACCCAGGCGATTATCCAAACGCCCATGATAGAATTCCACAGAATATGGATCCATCCAAATATGCAATGTTCTATGCATATGCACCGACATAAATGGAACGCCTTCTATGTCGTGGCGGGCCAACTGGACATTATCGTCCAGAAAAATGATTATGATTTGATGGATACTACCGTATTGGGGGCTGGGGATTTCACAACGGTACCGCCCGGCGAATATCATATGTTCCGAAGTATCGCCGGGTTTGTCGAGGCTTTCGAGCTATATTATCCAGAGGGCCTTTCCGAAGATATTGTGCGACAAAGCGTGGGAGGAGTAGCCGATGAATGATACCGTTGAAGCCGAAATCAAACTCATGAATACCAAGGAATTTTCTGCTATCGTGGAAGAGATAGTGGCAAATGCCGGGTGCAGTTATATGGACGCTATCATCGATTACTGTGAGAGGAACGGTACCGAAATCGAAACTATGGCGAAACTTATTAACGTGCGGATCAAAGGGCTTATTCAAGTAGAGGCAGAAGACCTCCATTTCTTACCCAAGACCCAGCGGCTGCCTATATGACCGTCCGATATCAGAAATGGATTACCCGCAAGGACCTACAAGAAAATCCCGATACCCTATACGCATTCGGCGATAATTTTCATGGGAGGGGGTTCGGCGGCCAAGCCAAAGAGATGCGCGGCGAACCCAATAGCCTGGGCATTCCCACAAAGATTGCGCCGTCGATGAATGATGATGCATTCTTTGATGATGATAAGGATATGGCCTATGTTAAGGAAGGGTATGACAAAATTCGAAAATATTGCCGACAGCATTTCCAAAATGGTGGGGACCTTGTAATTCCATCAGACGGCATCGGCACCGGATTGGCGCAACTGGAGACCAGATCACCCAAGATTTTCGCCGAACTTCAAAAATTAATGAGTGATATTGTAGAGATGGGAACCAAATGACATATTGCGAAAACTACGATCCCGCCGATTGTCCAGAACATATGATCGATCCTGCAGGCGGGACACTCAAGGAATATACTAAGGGCGATTACGGTACCCAGGCAGTTTATGAGGTGGCGTGTGTATGTGGCAGACGATTCAACAAAACGGTAGTCACACCGATCGCGGAACCCATAGTCACATGGAAGGCTCTTAAATGACACCAGAAGCCGCGCTTATGGCGTTTCAAGCTTTGAAACTCCATTTTACCACCAAATATGATTATTTCAAATATCACGGCAAAACGAGATGTGGTGACCTCGAAGCAAAAAAGGATAAGTGGAATTATGTTAGGCTTTCTCGCCAACATGGCGACCATCTTATTGAGTACCTCGTGGCTAATTTCACGGGACGTCCTGATGCTAAATGGTCAGGAGATTTCGTAGGTCCCGAAGCGGAAGAAACATATAAGGAATGGCAAAAACGGATTGAGTCAATGACGTACATTTTCACTGGGGAAGTGGAAGGTGTATTCGAGGAGCTCCGCACAATCGGGTTGAAAAACAAATACATCTTTCACCCATTCGAGGGCAACCCACCACTCTTATTGAAAATGTTTCAATGGAACGAATTGTCAATGGAATCCCTTATCATCTTGGATAACCTCATGGGTTTCATGAATGAGTGGGATGATATACTTGACGATTACATCTGGCCCGATATCAGGACCAGAGTAGATAACTACCGACCATTTCTAGTAGTAGATAAGGACAAATATCGGCAAATAGTTCAAAAAATAGTTTCACAGAATGACTAAATAAAGTGTTGACATGATAGTAAATCTATGCTATAATGGTAACATACAATAGAGAAAACAACATAAAACAAAATAAATCAGAATAGGAATACAATATGTCTTTTGCAAGTATGAAGAAAAACCGTAAGAAATCTCTCGCGGATACTATCGAACAAGCCAAGAAGGTTACCGATAGTTCACAATCCTCCAATAAAGATGACCGTTTCTGGCAACCTACTGTCGATAAGGCAGGTAATGGTTCAGCCGTAATTCGGTTTCTGCCCAAAGCCGAAGGCGCTACCGCACCTTGGGCACGAACATATTCCCATGGCTTTCAGGGGCCCGGTGGATGGTTCATCGATCCATGCAGAACAACCCTAAATAAAGATTGCCCCGTTTGCGAGGCGAATTCCGTCTTGTGGAATAGCGGTGTCGAAGCCAACAAGGAAATCGTCCGGGGACGCAAGCGCCGTCTCCAGTACATCTCCAATATCTTGGTCGTGAAAGACCCGGGTAATCCCGATAACGAAGGCAAGGTTTTCCTCTATCGCTTTGGTAAGAAAATTTTCGACAAAGCCAACGATATGATGTACCCTGAATTTGACGATGAGGAAGCAATCGACCCATTCAATCTGTGGGAAGGTGCGGACTTCAAGATGAAAATCAGGCAAGTCGAAGGTTACCGCAATTACGACAAATGCGAATTTGCTGCCAAGAGCGCGGTGAACGATGATGATGAGGTATTGGAGAAAATCTACAATGCCGAATATTCCCTGGACGAGTTCACCGATCCTGCCAACTTCAAGTCTTTTGAGGAACAACAGGTTCGCCTTAACAAAGTTCTTGGAAATGTTGCGGGCCCAACGCCCACACCAGCTCCAGCGGCACCAGCACCTGATATGCCGTGGAAAGAGGAGGACGTTTCCGAAACTGCCGAAGCAGAAGCCGCGCCTGAAGCTACTGCCGAGGACGACAATGATATGAGCTATTTCAAGAATCTAGCGGCAGACTAGACGAAGCTCATATACAACTTGGGGCCCCTCCGGGGGCCCCTTTTTTTGTGTCTAGCTACCAGCGAATGATAGGAATGATGATTCTGTTGGAGATGATGATATGGGAGGCATTCTCACACTTTGTTTATTGACAGCGACCGCTACCAGCGAATGATAGGAATGATGATTCTGTTGGAGATGATGATATGGGAGGCATTCTCACACTTTGTTTATTGACAGCGACCGTGGTTTTCTTGCTACTGGACGGCGCGACAACAATCGGTGCAATTATACGGCTTGCGGCATTATCAATTGACGTTCTTCCTAATGATTCGCCGGTTTTTGATGGTCTTTTTGATGCTTGTAAAGCCCGATTGGCCTTGTTCACCAAATTCGCTCTGGATTTCACAGTCTCGCCGGGCGCTAATTTAGCAGATGCGGCCGAAATAATAGCATCCCTTGTCGTTAATGTTTTACCAGTGTGGGAAGATACCTTAGCTGTTAGTTCCTCAGGATCGGGCTTTTTACCTGATCCCATAATGAATGGCAATACTTGTTCAGCGGCCCATTCGCCGCCAAAATATCCCACCCCGGCTCCAACAAGCCCAGCGGCAATTGCGCCGGGTCCAGTGAACGCAAACGCGCCTGCTAGAATTGATCCCATAATTGAGGCTCCAACGGTGCCTCCTAATAATCCGGCAAGGCCTTTGATTTTTTCTTCTTCCGATCCGTCGCCAGACATAATTTGGATAGCATGAGCACCAGCAAGAATCGCGCCCAAGGCGGGAATGGCCTTACCTAAAGCTGCAAGTTTAGAGTATTTGCTTAACCATTTGACTTTCTGTGTACCCTTAGCGGACTGACCAGCATTTTGTGGTATCGGACTGGTGCCCCTTTGAGTTATATTATTCTCTGCTGGGAAAGGTATTACATTTGTGGGCTTAGGAACTGTTTGACCGGTCTTAACGGCAGTTGTCTTTGTCGCTTTATCAGCATTGGCTGTGCCGAGACCTATAGCAGAGCCTGCAATTGCGAATAACGATGTTATGGCTTTGAAGAGGCCGTTCATCTTGCCTTTGAGAATACCAGGAAGCTTTTTCAATCTATCTTTGAGATTACTAAACCAACCAACCTTAGGTTCTTTCAAAGAATCCTTCGCTACTTTTTCAGCATCAGTGCCCATTTTTCTGAAGGCAGCGGCTGTCCCTGATGCCGCTGCACCGACGAGTTTGAAGCCAGCAACAGCCGCCGCGGCTGCTACCCAAACGGTTGCTGTTGGTGATATGAATAGCGCCGCTGCACCAATAATACCAGATATTGCTTTCCAGTTTTCACCTAAGGCTTCCCATTTTTCTTCATCTGTCGATTTGGGATTAAGAAATACACCTAGAACCTTAGACAGTCTTGGAAATAATCCTGTTTCCTCTGCAAAGAGATATTTCCAGATAGCCTTAAATAAAGGCACACCTGTTTCGTCTAACCATGTACCAATGTTTTTAGCAACGCGCCATACTTCTGAAAGGGCTGCACCCCAATCAACATCTAATGTCGAAAGTAGGCCAATAACGCCTCCGGCCAGAAGTCCGAATAGTCTAAATTTAGCACCACGACTTAGCAGCGGTTTCTTACCAACCTGCTTAACGCCCGGCAATGCTCTCTTTTCCTCAAGAGCATTTTCATTAGCTTTTTGTCTAATTACTTTTTTAGCTTTGGCTTCTTTTGCGTCTTCTTTTGCGTCTTCTTTACGCTCGACGCCCAAATGGTGCGCTATATCTTTCAACACGCCTAATATTTCCGTAAACACACCCTTTCGAACACCAGACGTATTTTCGGATACTTGTTCTACTCCTGTAGTGGTCTTCTTTTGTTCTTCTACAGCGGGATCGTCTTTGCCACCTAAAAATCCTGTAACCGCATTGATGCCGCTAGAGATTCCTTTGCCAGCAAGACCGGCGGCTCCTAAAGCAAGAGGCGATTGTCCTCCTGTTGCCAGCATAGCAGATGTAAGGAGTCCTGCTTGAATGCCCGATCCTGCTTTATCGCCTGCTTCTTGAAGTGTTGGTAGTGGCATTCTTATTTCCCTTTAACGTTGGCATAAACAGACGCGCCCATGTAGGCACCGATGACAGTCGCCATGGACATATAGAACCACACGACAACATCACTCAATTTATCAAGACGTTCCATATCCACAACAAACATCATTAGACCAGTGACCACGAGGATGGACAACAATGCTATCCAAGCCATAC